TTTTCAAGGAATGTTAGTTGTTATGACCAGATTAAAAAACTTCCCGGAATGAAAAAAGAAAAACCCTGGTATAAATCCGTATATTCTCAGGTATTATATGATGTTTTACAGAGGCTTGACGGTGCATATGAAAGATTTTTAAATGGTCTTAAGGAAGGAAAGAGAAAAGAAGGTTTTCCTAAATTCAAGAAACAAGGTCAATGGTCTTCTATTACTTATCCTCAATATACAATTAAAAACCCTATTAAAGATGGGAAAGTTGTAGTTCCCAAAATAGGGGACATAAAAATAAAATATCATAGAGAGATACCGAAAACGGCCATAATCAAAACCCTGACTATATCGAAAGCTAATGGTAAGTGGTTTGCCTGCTTCTCTGTTGAAATGCCGAAAAAGGAAATAGAGCTTAAGCAGGACTTATCAAAGGCCATAGGTATAGACCTCGGACTTATTGACTTCTATTATGGCTCAGACGGTTCACATGTTCCAGTTCCTAAATACTTCAGAAAGAGAGAGAAAGAACTTAAAAGACTTCAGAGAAAAATTCAAAAACTCAGAGATGAGTACAAGGGTAAAGATAAGCCTCCTGCATACTACAGGACATTGAAAGCCCTTCAGAAAGTTCATTATCGTATCAAATGCCAGAGAGAAGACTTCCTTCATAAAGAGGCTAACAGGCTTCTTCGGGATTTTGATATAATAATCCATGAAAATTTAAGCATAAAAAATATGTCCCGGAGACCAAAGCCGAAACAGGATGAAGAAGGAAAGTATCTTCCCAATAGAGCCGCTCAGAAAGCCGGACTCAATAAATCAATTTCTGATGTAGGATGGTATAAATTCACTCAAATCCTGAAGTATAAATCTCTCTCTATGGGAAAGACTGTAATAGCTATAGACCCTAAAAAAACAAGCCAGATATGCTCCGGCTGTGGAAAAGTAGTAAAAAAATTTTTATCTGAAAGGACACATTTATGTCCTTTTTGCGGTCTAATTTTACCAAGAGATTATAACTCAGCTTTATATATAAAAGGACTCGGACTGGAGTCCTTGAGCAGACTGTTGTGAAATAGACTGTCTCTAAAAGCCCTCACTATAATCCGCCAGGGATTAGCGGTTGGGAGCAGTCACACGGGTTTTTTGGTGTTCCGGCACATCTGAAATTATCACCCTCTCAGATGGCCGTATATTTTGAAGTATATTTTTTTGAGTTTATTTTAATCTTTTCCAGTCATTACGTCTTTTAACATTGGTTAATATATTTCTTTGGCAAATTTGCATATTATAAGTAGGAATATATGACATGATTGAAAGGAATTAGTCTTATGGCAAAAGTAGATGTAAAAAAAGCAGGAGAAAAGTGGGTCGAGGTATTTGTGGCCGGTAAGCATAAAGATATGAGCGGCAACACAAAAGAATGGTCAGGGGCGGAACTGGATAAAATTGCCGAAAAATACAACTCATCCCGCCATGAAGCTCCTGCGGTTATAGGACACCCTGCTCTGAATGCGCCTGCTTACGGGTGGGTTAAGAAAAATTTAAAACGGGTTGGAGATAAACTTCTGGCCCAGTTTAGAAATTTGAAAACCGAGTTTGTGCAGGCCGTGAACGATGGGAGTTTCCCGAAAAGGTCTATTTCCGTTTATCCGGACGGAACTTTGCGGCACGTGGGATGGCTTGGCTCCATGCCTCCGGCAATCAAGGGTCTGGCAGATGTAGCCTTCAGTGAGAGCGAAACTTTCGGAGAGGGTGATGAGATTTTTTCTTATGAATTCAATGAAAATTTATTGAATAATTTTGCGGATGGAGGTAATGCCGTGGATAAAGATAAGGAAATCCAGGAATTAAAGAGTAAGCTTTCCGAACAGAAGAAAGCAATGGAAGAACTGCAAAAGCAGTCAGAGTCAAAGGAGTTTGCAGAAAAAGAAAAAGAAAAAGACGAAATGATTGCAAATCTCCAGGCTGAGAATGAAAAGCTTAAGGCTGCAGAAAGGCGAAAAGAATACAGCGAGTTCTGCGAGAGCCTGGGTGTAAACCTCAAGCCGGGCCATAAAAACGATGTTATGGATGTTATGGAAATACTCAATGATCGTGGCACTTATGAATTTGCCGAAGGCGGATCTAAAAATGCCGTCGATAAATTCAAGACTTTTTTAAAGGACGCCCTGGTGCAGCCCCAGTACGCTACCGAGGAAATTGTCACAAAAAAGAAAGCAGCGGAAAAGCCCGAAGTAACTTCGGACTTTGCGGAAATGGATAATGTAAATGAAGAGCAGTTAGAGTTAGATGGTAAGGTGAAATCCTACATGAAACAGAATAACATACACTCTTACTCTGAAGCTCTTGAGAAAGTGAGGTCGATATAATGCCATTCAGTGACCGCCTTAAAAATTTAAAAGCGGAAATCCTTCCTGTCTGTTCAGAACTTGCAGCCGGATATGAAAACGACGATTTTGTCGGACACTGGCTCTACCCTTTTGCCGAGAGAGATAAAATGGAAGGTCGAATTCCTTTATGGGGGAAAGACTCTTTCCTGGTTTATGATGCAGAAAGGGCAATAGGGGGAGATTCTAATGTCATGCTCCCCGGCCAGAGAAGCTGGACGGACTTCAGGACTAAAGAGCAGGATCTGGAATATCCTCTTGATTATCTTGAAGAAGGTGAAAGCGAATTAGACGAAGCGGAAAATGCAACATTCCTTGTAACCGAGGCTATCAGACTGATTCTTGAAAAGAAACAGGCTGATGATGCTCAAAATTTAGATCTGTATGGAGCCGATAATAAAATTACACTTTCCGGCACAAGCCAATGGACCGATAAGGAAAATAGCGACCCCAAAGGAGATATTAAACTGGCGAAGCAGGTAGTCAGGAGTAAAGTAGGCAAAGATGCCAACCTTCTACTCGTAGGGAATCCATCCTACGACGCTCTTTTAGATCACCCCGCTCTTGAGGAGAAAATCAAATACTCGCAGGCAGCGATACTTAACCTGCAGATCCTCAGTGCAATATTCGATATTCCGAATATCGTAGTGGGAAGGTCTTCTTATGTTGCTGCTATAGGCTCTTCTTTCTCAGATATATGGAGAGACGTGGCTATTGTTGCACATGTAAAGCTTCCCGGCATTGGCAAGCAGTCGGTCAGGCGCCCGAATTTCGGTTATACCGTCAGATTAAAGGGCAATCCTTTTGTCTACTGGTACGATAAAACTCCGAAAGTCAAGCATGTAAACTGTACGGATAATTTTGCAGTGAAGCGTGTAATGACCGATGCCGCTTATATTATAAATGATACCTGTGCAGATGCGTAAGGAGGATGAGATGAAGTATAAAGTAAAAAAATCAAACATAAAACATAATGGGAAACTCTATAAAATAGGCTCTGAAATAGACCTGAAAGATCCGGGTAAGCTTGCTCCTTTTCTTGAGAAAGCCAATCCGGAAGTGGAAGAAAAGGAAAAAGAAATTGATGATCTCAAGTCTGTAATAGAAGATCTGAAAGCAAAGGCAAAGGCGGCTCTTGAAAAAAAGATTGCAGAAAAAGCTGAAGCCGGCGAAGAGGTAATGGTTGTCTCTCCGGAGTCTGCAGAAGATAAATCCGAAGACGCCGAACCTTTAGAAGTTAAGAAAACCTCTAAAAAAGGAGGTAAGAATTAATGTCAAAAACTTATAAACCGGTATTAACCGACACAATAGATTTTGCCGCGAATATAGAGATGAAATATTTCATCGGATTTGACGGCGCCCTCTGCGCCGCAGGGGCGAAGGCCCTGGGTGTGTCTCTTAGAAGTACGCTATCCGGCGAACCCGGCCCCGTAGGGGTTCTGGGCATCTTCCCGGTTATTGCCGGAGGTGCGATAACAAAAGGAGCCGCAGTAACAAGCGACTCTTCGGGCAGGGCGGTTGCTGCAGCAAGTCTTGCGGTGGAAACTGAAGTAGAAACTACGGTAGATACTGCAGTAGAAACTACGGTAGATACTACTGTAGAAACTACGGTAACAGTAACTGTACCCGAAGGTGCAACCCCTGTGACTTCGACAGCAGCACAGCCGGATTTGAGCGAATCTGCATCATCTACTGCTACTAGCACCGGAACATCTACTGCTACAAATACCCTGAGCGGCGGAGTTTTGCCGGTAGCAATCAATGGCTATGCTCTGGATGCTGCAAGCCAGGCCGGAGATGAAATCAGAGTAGTGAGGCTGTCATAATGTATTGCAATCTTGAGGATTTGATAAATGCCATACCTGAAAGGTTCTTAATAGATTTATCAAATGACGATCAGTTTCCCGAAAGCGTAGATGAAGAGAAGATAGACGAATCTATTGCGGACGCCGATAGCGAAATCGACGGCTACCTCCGGGGAAAGTATATTCTTCCTATTGAAGATGTGCCGAAGGAAATAAAAAGGCTTTCTGTGGATATTACAATCTATAATCTGTTTTCCAGGAAGCCGGAAATTTCCATGCCGGAGATTTATGGTGCCAGATATGATAACGCCGTAAAGCGACTGAAGGATATTCAGAAGGAAGTCTTTATTCTTGATATACCCAGAATTGCAGTAGATAGCGAATTCGAAGGAAGTGGATCTGTGAGATGCAATAAAAGCGAAGATGACAGAATGTTTAGCGAAACATTATGGGAAAAATACTGAAAAACTTTAAAGGGGCTTTAAAGCCCCTTTAAAGGAGGTTTAAAGAAGTGTTAAATGCAATAGTGGAAGCTATGAGAACCAGATTGGAAACCCTTGAGGGTTTTAATGTTTTAGGGCCGGGTTATGTCATTGCCCTGTCTCAGAAGATTGAAGTCGCCAGGCTTAAAATATCAAAAACCCAGCTTCCCGCTATTTTGTTGAATTATCAGAAGTTTAAAATTGAAAAAAGAAATACAGGGTATGCCTATATTGCAAGGGGTTCTGTTATCGTTGCCGTTGACAATAGAGACATTGAAAAATCGGTGGAGCAACTTTATCAGTATGTAGCAAATGATGGATATGTTTACAAAGAGCTTTTAAAAAGACCAGCCCCTTCCGTGGAAGGTAAAAATGTCATACTTGATGCGGGAGAGGCTTTTATGTTGCATTTTCCGGAAGATGATTATTTTCTTGCCATGAATATCCCCTGTGATATAGAGGTCTGGATTTAGAAAGGAGTTGTGATAGATGGAAGGCGATTTTATGAATTGCACCCTGGGAGATTTTGAGATTTCGGCAAATCATATGACTGCCGGCTGGGCAGTTGATGGGCAGTTGGAAGCCGCCATAGAATGGTTAGTTGCCGAAGCCGGACGCCCCCTGGTGCGAATAGGAAAAGCCCCCACTGATATAAATGTAAGTGTAAAAGCTACTCTCAGAGAAGTTTTAAGGCCTGAATTATGGGCTCTGGCATTGGGTATAGATGAGGTAGCCATTGAAGATATAGAAGGCTCTGAAAACACAGATTACTGGAAAGAAATTTCAGAGTGGGAAGATGAAGAACCTTATTCTTTAGGTGCATTTGCAGAACCTACAGTTTTAAACGGGTATTGCTATGAGGCTACAGCCGGAGGAACTTCTGCGGCCCTGGAGCCTAGCTGGCCCACAACCCTGGGAGCAACCGTAGAAGACGGAACAGTTGTGTGGACATGCAGGGCTTACGGGGGCGAAGAAGAGACTTTTGCTTCTCTTGAAGGCGGAGACATAGAGGTAATTCAGGTAACCGGATATAATCTTGATGAAACAGATGTTCCTGCTGTTTATAATTCCGATTATACAGAAAAATTTGTTGCGCCAGATGATTATATAGTAGATAGCAAGCGCGGTGTAATCATTGCAAATCCTGGAGGCTCAATTTCTTCAGAGGAAACTGTAAATGTTATTTATAAGTATACTGAGATAAATACTCAGAAGCTGAACTTCAAGCCTGAAGATTTTATTCTCAAATACGTTCCTGTAAAGTTAAACCATACAAAAGCTGTAGATGGTGAAGATATTGAATTTATATGCTTTAACATGAAGAGCAAAGAAACTTCAGTAGGATTTGCCGCAAAGAACTGGTCTGGCCATAAATTAACCATGCTTGCTTTTTATGACTCGGAAAGACCCAATTATCCCTATGGTCGTATAGTCTGGAAGAATTTGAATTAAGAGGAGGGATGAAAGATGAGACCCTATAATCTCGTAAAAGATTTTAATAACTGGAGAGTCGGATATGGTGTTTTTAAGATAAACAATGTTGCTGTAGGTTTTTTTAACGGTGATTTAACCGTTAAAACAAATCTTGAATCCTTCCTGTTTAAGGCCGGAACTCCCCAATATCAGGTAGGTGAAATACCAACACGATATATATTTGAAATAACGGTTCCTGTTGTGGAAATTAATCCCGCAAATTTCTGTAATGCTATGGGTATTCAGCAATCAGCCTTACGGGTATGGGATGGAGCAAGTGATTTATATGATGATTACTGGACTGATGTTCTTGCAAGTAAACAGTTCCTGACTGTAAAAAAATTAGGATGGGGCAGTGTCGGAGGATTTTTACTTGACCATGGAGGAGTAGTTACCGGAGGCGGAGATGAACCTGTTTTCATGGACGAAACCGGAGTAACTACTTATACAAAGAATGTGGATTATATACTGGATCCGGCTATAGGTGTTGTTTATGTCGTTCCAGGTGGAGGAATAGATATAGGAGATAAGATTGCCTGTAAATATAAATGCATTCCTCCGAAAGGAACCGAACTGGCATTTAAGGCCGGAGGGGTATTGCCGGGGCAATATCCTATGGAGCTTGAGGGAATTGATGCTAAAACCAATAAAAGAAGCGTTGCTTATATGCCTCTGGGTGAAGCTATGGGAACTTTACAGACACAGGCTAATGCTCTCTGGCTGATAAATATGACTGTAGCGGCTGTATATAGCAATAATCCGGCACATGCCGCTTATCCTATGGGTTATATAAACTTTGACATTGAATCATCTGCAACCTAATGCCGGGAGCAGTTCAAAATGTATTATTATTTACGTGAGGCTATCGTAAAGACTTCTATAAAAAATGTAACAGTCAGGGAATTCACCTGGGCAAAGAAAAAACTTTACGGCAGCCTCACTGATGTACTGAAGAAGATTGTATTGATATGTCCTGAGCTTACGCCCTCAGATGTGTTGAAATTGAGTAAGGAAGATGTTGCAAAAATAATGGAGGCAAGGCTTGAAGTAAACAGGCAGCATCCAAGTAAAGTTCCTTCCGGGACTGGAGAGAAAAAAGGAAAGCTCCTGACAATTGACTCCTGTATCGACATACTCTCTCAGAGATGGGGCGGGGCACATCCCATGATAATAGCCCATAACTACAGTGAACAGATGGTGAGGGACTGGCTGGATGACATACTTCTCCGGGAAAAAGAAAAGGAAAAAGAAGAGAAAGAAAAAGATGCTCCGAAGGGCAAAATAGAAGATGCTCTTAACAATAAAGATTTGCAAAAGTTTAAAGAAGAGTATATGAAGAAGGGCAAATAGTATGACCCAGAAAGACATGAAACTCCTGCTGGAGATACAGACAAAAACCGGGAATTCTGCCAGTGCTTTACAGCAATTAATTGCATTGATGAAGCAGATTGCCCTTGCCGCGAAGGAAAGCACTGAAATTCCGGGTATTGATAAAGTTTTAAAAGAACTGGATATTCTCGAAAAGTCTTTGCAGGAAGTTTCAAATAGTGCCGATAAAGTTTCTTCTTCTTCTCAGGGAGCGGGAAAAGAACTTCAAACAATAGCTTCCGGATCTACTATTGAGAACCTGGAAAGAGTAGCAGATTCCTTTAAAAATATCAGCGATTATCTCGTAGATTTTATAGTCCCGGAAGAGTTTAAAGATTTGAAAGTCAATGCAGTTGATGCAGCTTCCGCCTTTGAAGACTTGAGAATCAGGATGGAGAATCTCTTTAAAGGTAATACCGAAAAGGCGAAGGAGATGTCCGACTGGATTACAGGGGCTGCCGAAAAAACTCCTTACCAGTTGGAAGAAATTACAGATGTAGTGGTAAGATTGGAAACGTATGGTCTTGAGGCTCAGGAAACTTTTTTGAAGTTAGGAGATATGGCGGCATTTTTCACGAAAGACCTGGGAACCACAATGGAGTCTATTGTGGATGCCCAGACCGGAGAATTTACCCGTTTAAAAGAAAATTTCGGAATAACAAAAGATTTTCTTAATCAAAAGGCAAAAGATTTTTATGGTAAAACTTTTGCTGACGCAAAAGGTCAGATTACGGATATTAAAGTTCTTAACGATACTCTTTTTAGATATATGGAAGAAAACTATGCCGGTTCAATGGAGCGCCTTTCTAAATCTTTCACCGGTGCAATGTCGAATTTCCAGGATACACTGACTCAGCTTTCAGCTTCTGTAGGAGAGGAAATTCTCCCGAAACTTACTGAATTCATAAAGTATCTCACTGGACTTGTGAAATGGTTTAACGATGTAGATCCGACTTTCAAAAAGGTAATAGCTAATTTTGCCCTGGTCGGCTCTGCAGTGGGAATAATTGCGTCAGGGTTAGCTTCTGCAGGCTTAAAGATAGCTGCTTTTTCGGCCAGTTTAAAAGAGCTTATTGTTACCCAGACGGCGGCTGCAGCCTCTTCTCAAACTTTTGCAACTTCTCAACAGAGTATTTGTTATGCAACCGGCATGGTTACAAAGTCAGTTCAGGAAACTGCAAAAGCTACGGCCGCTTCCAGCAAATCTATGTCTCTTCAAATTACAAGCTGGCGCACACTCTGGATACCCATTATAGGGGGCGTTGCTCTTGCTATAGGAGCAATAGGCACTGCCATTGCCGATGCCCAGTATGAAATGAATAAGGCGAAATCTGATCAGCTTGTAGAGGAGAGCCAAAAGGTCGCAGAAGGTTTTTTGAACATAAAAGACGCAATAGAACAGATAAATAAAACTCCATTGCAAATAGCTATAGAAAAATCTCCGGAACAATTGCAAAAAGAAATCGAAGCAGCAGAAATCGCTTTAAAATCTGCCCTGGAGACAAAAATTCAAGAGCTTGGCCAGGAAGGTATTGAATATAAATATACTCTCAAAGAAAAGACTGGAGGAGTTGTTGAAACACCGGCCAGCCCATATGCCAGTATGCCAGCCGGAGTTTTCACCAAAGAAAAATTTGAAAATGTCGAGCATGTTGAAAAAATAGACGTAGCCTATTCAAATCTAACCAAAAGACTTGAAGAGCTTCAGCAGCAGATGAAAAACAGCAAATCCACTAATATTGAAACCGTTATGGAATATAATTCCATCAAAGAAGCTCTTGCCGGACTTGAAGACAAAACGCATGAATTGGGTTCGGAAATGGATGGTTTGTTTAATAAAAATGAAGGCATAATAGATGCAAATACCAAAGCGCTGGATACTTATACTCAGCTTACCGTAAAGCTTCAGGAGACCGCAAAAGGTTTTAATGACTCTGTTCTGGCTATAAATGAATCCAAAGCTGCACTCGAAAGCTACCTGAGTGAAATTGAAGCGAGATCTGCAAATAAAGAAAAACTTTTGTATATAGCAAAGGCTGTTGACCAGGAATTATCTGCCGGTAAGGACTTGCAGAAAATATATGAAGACCTTGGTGTTTCCACAAAAGAACTGGAAGCGCTTTTTTCCGAATCCACATCCACTTCTAAAGAAGCAATTGAGGGCCAGATAGATGCCCTCAATCACCTGGTTCAGGCGGAAGAATATACTCTGGATAAGAAAAGGGAAATCCTTTCTCAAATGCTTGAAGATGAAACTCTGACTGCAGAAGCCCGGCAGAAAATATATGACGAAATTGAAAAAACCGAAAAAGAAAGATGGGAAAACTTTGAAACAGAGCAGAAAACAGCCCTGGCAAAAGGAGAAATTACTGAGCGGCAATACTGGGAGAATGTCGGAAAATACCTTAAAGATAATGAGAAAAACCTCGGAGATTCCAATGAACTTAAAACCGAATTAACCCGGGAATATTATGAAGGCATAAAAAAGCTTGGAGAAAAAGATGTTCAGGATGAAGAAAAGCGTCTCCATGAAAAAGAAAAAGCTTTTAAAGACCATCTCAATAGACTTAAAGACCTCCAGGATATAGGGGAAATCTCTCCGGAAAAAAGACTTAAGGAACTGGAAAAAATCTTGAAGACCGAAAAGCTCACCGAAGAGCAGAGAATTGAGGTTAAAAAGGAAGCCCTCGAAGTAGAAGAGCAGATTGCAGAAGAAAAGGAGAAGCTTGCAGAGGAAGAGGCAGAAAGACAGAAGGCAAATCTACAATTGCAAATAGAAACCCTTGAGGAAGAAGGGAAAATCAGTGAGGCTAAAAAGCTCCGACTGGAAGCAGAAGTGGAAGAGAAAAGGCAGGCCGGTCTCGATGAAGTGACAATTGAGAACTGGAAGAATGCTCAACTGGCAAAGATAGATAGGGAGAGAATTGAGCAAAATAAGAAGGTTGATCAGGAAATCCTCGCTCAGAAAAAGGAAAGTATTCAGGAGGAAATCCAGTATATCGAAAATAAAACAGAGCAAATAGCTGAGAAAACCGGCAATCGGGTTGCGGCAGAAAGAGAAGCTCATGGGCAGATAATGGCGCTCGAAAGAGAGCAGACAGACCTGATTATTCAGGAATATGACAAAAGAATTGATGAAATTCATAAACAGGCTGAAGAATATGAAAAAGCCGGAACAGACAGGGTAAAAGTTGAAGAATTTGTTGCCGAAAGCATTAAAGACCTTCAGTTAGAAGTCTTAAATGATTTCCTCGAAAAAGAAGAGCAGAAACGTAAAGAAATAGAGGCGACTGCTAAAACAATTGAAGATATTGATAAAAAACTTGCAGAAAACAGAGCAAAGCAGGCAGAGCTTGAAGGAAGTTATTTTGATAAAGGCCCAAGCCCTTTAATGTCGATGGAAGAAGCTTTTAATCTTCCTAAAGACGAATCTGGAAAAATCACTCACCTGGACCCTATTGTAGCAAGATGGGATGAATTGAAAAAAACCAAAGAGGAAGAAAAGAGCCTGATGGAAGAAAGAGCCACTGCTGTAGAAAAAGAAAAGATGCTGCAGGAAGAGTTAAAAGCCATAGAAGATGAACGCCTTAAAGTCCAAACCGAATTTAATGAGAAACTTAAAGAAACCGAAAGCATTTATGGTAATATTTCCGCAGCTTCCCCCTGGGCCGGAGAGATTGCCAGTGTAGACAGTTACATGCTAAAACTTGATGAACTTCAGGCAAAACTTCAGGAGACTGCTGGAGCCGGAGGAGGAGAGGGAAGGACTGAAGGAGATATATATGAAGGTGAAGAGCCCTCATCCGGAGGAGGCGGAGGTTCTTCATCCGGAGGGAGCAGTGGAGGCAGTGGCGGCGAAGAGGGTTATAATTATGGTTCGGAAAGCGAAGGCTACTATAACCTTCCGGAAGGACAGGGCAGAAGCGAAACAGGCTGGGTTAGAGAATCCCACGATACCACACACAATACCTATAATATTAATATCGGAGATAAGCAAATTGAGTCTAACGGCCAATTCGGAAGTGCTGTTGACTCTATTTCACAGATAAGCGACCTGGCTTTGAAATACTGGACATAGGAGTTGATGTTATGGGAGTTATTCCTTCTGATAGCTATATTAAAGAACTTGACGGAACCGGGCTGGTTAATTTTGAAACAGATCCGCACACTCAGTCACCCGGCCCCGAGATGAGCAAAAATACTTATACTTTTAAATCTTCTCCATCGTGGGACGATGATGGTAATCTTTTGCCTCCGCGAACTTCAATAATAGATCCCGGATGTTCCGAATATGGAGCATCCCTCCGGGTCTCCGGTGACAAGATGAGTCGGGATACATATGAGGATATTTATGAAAAATTTACATCCGGCCGGCAGCAATTATATTACGACCATATAGCAAATACGATTTATACCGTTATTATAGAAGACTTCAAAGCTGATTATATTTCGGGAACAGAAAACCTGCAATATAATCTGCTGATGAAGATTGTTTAGAAAGGAGGCATTATGCCTAATCTTTTACTTACCGATAGCGACCTCGAAACTTCGATTAGCGATGTGGCATGGCCCACAACCCCTGGAGGAAAATCTGCAGACAAGAAAGTGGGATATAAAAATAATTCGGATTCTGCCATTGAAAATGTTGAGGCGGCACAATGGCCGGCTCCTGTCAGCAATCAGGCCGTAGGAACTATTATAAAGTCTATGAAAGTAATTCCGATGAATGTTTCCGGAGATAAGGCTGTAACTTCTCATGTAAAAGAAGACGCCGAGGCTGTAGCAACTCTCCTGGAACTTCGGGATAAAGTTCTCAGGCATGATGGCTCTTCCTGGTATACCTACGATACCGGCAACGTCACCTTCATGGGAGCAACCGGGGACACACTGTATCTTCTCTTTAACGATATAACGAGAAAAGTCATTATGGAATTCCTCCAAGCCGGAAGTTATACCGGAGTCACTTTTCAGATATGGTCCGGCTCAGCCTGGACTGCTTTACCTACAGGCTGGTCTGATGGAACAAATGGCCTGAGTCAGGACGGAGAACTGGATTTAGGGCCTGTAGATGAAACGAACTGGGCAAAAACCACAATTCACGGATTTAATGCCTATCCCTTGAAAATAACCTGCACAGGGATAATCACTCAGGCAATTGCCGATGTCCTCTATTATGGCTATTGCTTTGAGCTTTCCAAATGTTTCATTTTGGGAACTCCTACGGCATATTATCGAAAACAGGCTGGCCCGGCATACGTTCTGGCATCCGATGCCGATATAGAACTCTCTAATAAAGGCAGGTTTATTTATCATACAAATCCTCTTTCTGCAGGAGAAGAACTGGCAATAGAATATTCTGCTAAAAATCCTCAGCCTGCCGATTATGAGATCACTCTTCATTACTTTGACTCTGAAACCTGGGAAGCTGAAACAGGATATCTCGAAGGGGAATATGCAGAGCCTACGGTTTTAAATGGACTGGCTTATGAATGTACTACACCGGGAACTTCCGGAACGGAGGAGCCGGCCTGGCCGGAAGAAGCCGGGGAAACAGTAGAAGACGGAACAGTTGTGTGGACTTGCCGGGAAGGAACAGGCTCAATTCCCTACTGCAAAGTCAATAGAGGCCCTGTTATACCTGTTCTGCTTGACGGAAGTTATAAACATTATAATGTTGTCTCCGGAATGGAAATAGTATTTATGGATAATTTGAATATCCTGAGCACAGGAATAATTCCCATCTCAGAGATGCTTAAATATCTGTGGCAGGCTGCAGATGACGGAGGAGAAGCGGATACTTATTATAACCAGGATGCAGTGATTTCAGATAGTCTAGATTCCGGGGACGTAGCTCCTCTATATCTTTCTGTTCGTCCCCCCATGGATATAACTTTTGACGAAAACGAAAGATACTTTAGATTTTACGGATGGGGCGATTTGAATTGATAATAGGTTTTGATACTGAGGCATACGGTCATATTAATTTCAGAGATGTGACGGAATTCGATACCGAAGCCCATGGGCATATCAATTTTCGCGATGTGGCAGAATTTGATACAGAAGCATACGGACATATTAACTTCGGGATAGTTATTACTGCCTGGTTTCCTGTAGCCTACGGTCATGTAAATTTCTCCGAATTAATTGTAGATGAGCAGACCGGTGAAGCTTCTCAGTATTTTGGCTCTATGACTCCGGAAATAATCCTTGATGAACTGGGACAGCAGCAACTCAGTCCGACCGTAGTTTCTCCCTCTTCTGCAGAATATAAAACCATCATGGGCGTGAGGGTTTACCTCCAGGTGCCGGAATTACCTCAAAAAGAAATTCAAATACCTTACCAGCTTGTAGGCAACGTGTCGGTTTCCTGGAAAATAGATAAACCTGTTCTCTGGTCTCTGGAGTTATGTAATTTTGACAGAAGATTTACTGACAGAGATGATTCGACCTGGGGAGGACTTTTGACGGAAGAAGGAGTTTATTCTCCGCAAAGAGAGACTCGGAAATTTTTCAAAATAGTATTTCAGGCTTTTTATAATGGAAAAAAAATAGGGCCGGCATTAGAATTTCCCCGGCTGGTTATTGATAAGCCGGCAGGAGGAATGGTATTGAATTTTTCGGGCTCAGATGAGGTAAGCTATTATCTTTATAGCAGATGTGATTTAACCACCTATTGCACGGAAGAATGCCTTATTCCTATTGGTTCAAGCAAAGGCAGCCAGCAGGTAGAAGGGGAGTCGGAAGAAGATGCTGTTGAAACCTATACTAAATATAAAGCTTTTAACATAACAAATAAGTCCTGGGACAGCCAGTGGTCAAATCTCATGGTGAATTTCATGTCTGTGGGCCCGAACGATTTTAATTTTGATGAAGAAATCTCTATTTTCGAATTCAAGCGGGGAGTAAATGCCCGGTATCCTGTTTCTTTTGTCAATCCTTTAAGTGTAAAAGAAACAATGACGGATATATGCAAACAGATTATAGATAAACAACCGGCAGGAATAGAAAGAGAATATATTAATCTGGACATGAATGATTTTACGGATTTTCGGATATTTTCAGATCTGACCTGCCAGAATAGATTGCCTGCGGCAGTTCTGAATGATTTATTGCAGGCAATTCCGGGAGAGATGATTTTGCTCCCCAGGGGCGGAAGGTGGATATTAAAAATACGACCTAAAATATATAAAAATTATCCCACTGTTCCCAGGTTTTTATTACCGGAAGCTTTATTCAGAGATAAACCGCTTCCGGATTTATCGGCAGTCAAAGCTTTCAATAAAATTAATGTTATCCGGCCTTCCGTTATAAGGACTGCTGTAGACCTGGTGACTTCGGTTGAAACCCAGGAGGAGGGAGGATAGTATGGGACAGAAAATTTTAGGGCCTTTTACTGGCGGCACACAAACAGAATGTAATTTCGAAGAATATGCCCTGACTACTAACATAGCTGTAGGTTTAGGGTCTACTACTGACCTGGGCGGATCTGCAACCAAGGGGCAGCTAATGGGCGTGACAACTAAGGATGGCCAGGAAGTATGTACCGGAGTAAAAATAAATTACAAGGTTACAAAAAAAGTGTGGATACCTTTGACTCCCGGAGTTGGAATTGCAGTAGATGGTTACTGGGAACCTCATCCAACATCCAGTATTACCATACTGGTTTCATGGACAACTTATACTCCAACCCCTTCTCCCTCTCCAGCGCCTTCTGACCCGGATTATACATCAGGAGACCCGGCAGACTATGAAGAAACACAGATTGAGGAATGGGTAGAAAGGCAGGTAGTTCTTCAAGAAGGCATTAATGAAGAGTGCGTTGATACCTACCAGACAACAGACCTTAAACAGGGTGAAAAAGCAGCTCTGGGGAATATCATAAATCCTTATATAAAAGATGTCGCCACGGCTCAGGCTATTGGAGAGGCAGCAATTTATGAATCATTACGAGGAACTCATTTTGTTGCAAGCATACCCCCTAATTTGATGGCCCGCCTGGGAGATTTCGTTCAGTTTTATTATAGCTGGTATTTTCTTATAGCATTGGAAAGGCTTCAGGGAATGGATTTTCAGATTTCAGGGGATAGTCAGAGAGTTAACTGGGAATTTTATGTCAGGAGGAATACGGAGTAA